GTCCGCAAGTCATCAAAGTTTGCACTCAAGAGCATTAGGCCTGTAATCGAGTAGGTATTTGTAGTAAGATACTAAAAGGAGAAATAATGAGACTTTCAAAAGAAGCGTTGCTTGAAGTTATGGCTATTGTTCAGGACGGCATCATGGGTATCAAGGATGCGTCAAAGGGTTTGCGTGAGTTGGATTTCGTCGCCTGCGAAGATGATGCTGGCGTTGAAATGCTTGCCCTCAGCGAGGATTATACAAAGATGCATCCGCGTGCTAGCACATGGGCAAATGATGCTGAACAAGAGCCGTCTGCTGGTGATGGGAGTTTGAACTAACATGCCAACATACGCGTTTAGGTGCCCAAAGTGCTCAAGCGAAGTTGAGCATGTAATGCGTGTTGCTGAGTATCTTGAGAACCCCAAGCCAGTATGTTGTGCAGAGGGTTGTGACGGTCAGCAGGAGATGGTATCTATTCCTGTTCTATCTCACTTCTCTCTGAAGGGTGTAGGCTGGACGCCAAAGTTTGCCAATGGAAATGCAGAAGGTCCATCAACAGACTTGGTAATGCCACGTAAGAGGTAAGTCATGCTAGAATGGATCCTTATCATCTTATTGTTCTTGTCACTCTGCGGAATGACGTTTGTAGCATACAGGTTCTATAGAAAATGTGTTGTGTATGACGAGGTGTTTCAGTTTCTCTCGGATGACATCACCACAAATCTTCTACAGTTCCAGAGAATGATGGTCAGCAATGTTATGTCAAATGAGCCGGAAATAAAGATGGCTCATTCAAACATGAATGTAATGGGACGTCGTCTCAACGAAATACTCCAACGCATGGAAGAAGCAACTGGCCTCGACCTGCGACCACCGCCTGCTCCAAATAAACCAGTTTTCAAATAGGAGAAAAATGGCTGCGTATTTTACCCGGAATACCGACAGATCTATCGAAAACTTTCAAGATGCAGATGAGAGTGGAAACAAAGTTCTCGCTCACGAGATCTTCGATAAAGAGATTAGGCCTGCGTTTGAGAAGCTTATCGAGAACTTGATTTATGTTTATGGCTTTTACACGCTAGGTGATGTGCAAACATTGCAGCGTGAGTGTCTAACAGACCTATACAGCACTCTTCCAAAGTTCGATGCAAGCAAGTCAGCGAACCCCAATAAGCTCACCTCAGCAGCATTCTCATACTTCAACATGGTTGCAAAGAACTGGTTCATCGCCAGAGCTCGTGAGAACCAGAAAAAGAACAAGAATGAGAGTGAGTTGTTTTACGACCTGGATCATGAAGCGGCAAAGAATGACCCCAACTTCCAGGTTAGCGCTCATGAAACCATCATAGAAGAGAAGGAAAGATGGCTTGAGTTCTACAAGGCTATGGACATCTGGCGTGATAAACTCAAGAAGAAGAATGAAAAGCAAGTTCTTGAAGCAATCATCTTCATTATGAAAAACGCTGAGATGATCTCTATTTACAACAAGAAGGCGGTTTATCTTTATCTTCGGGAACTTACAGGCTTGAATACCAAGCAGATTGTGGTTAACCTTAAGAAGATCAAGGCCCTCTATGCAGAGTGGCATGAAACCTACCACTCAACTGGAGCCACCATCGATGCTGAAGATGACTACGAAGATGACGAAGGAGAGTTTGACGGAGGAGATTATAGCGAACGCGAGGCGTGATAGAAAGCGTCTTGAGGCTGCCGCTGACGGTCTCACTCATGGATTTAGCAGGAAAACGGCCACCGAGGACGAGGATGAACCTCTCGATCCTGAGGTGGCCGCTGCTTTTGCAGAAGAGATTGCTGGGTTGAGCGAAGCATTGACAAACGTGAATAAGCAACTTGTCGAACTCGTCAAACTAGAAAATCGTTCCGCACCACCAGTCGAAGACCCAACCCGGCTCTCTAAGCAGCAGGTTGATGACGTTTTCAATGAGATACAGCCCCAGGAAGCAAACTGATGTCCGGCATGTTTAACGAGAAGTATCGCCGCCCAAACATCTCATTTACTGAGATGCTCAAAAAGGGTGTGGGAGGTCAGTATCGCGAAAGAGGCGATTACGTCCCCACGATGTATCGTGCTCTCGTTATTGCAATGGACTCAGAAGGTGGGAAACTCGAAAGCCCAGACGGGCATCCAATAGATGGAAACAAGTTGCACGTTATAGTCACAAGTCAAGAAGGTGAGCAACTTGCAAAATACGACGTCACTCCCACCTTTGGACCCTACAATCCAAAGAACTCTGTGAGAGCACGCATTATGACTAACAACATCGATCAGGTTATTCCTGACGATGAATTAAGAACTTACTGGCCTCTCTTTCCTGGTGCAGATACGCCATCAGCAGGCGAGATGGTCTACGTAATGTTTGAAGACGAAACAATGCATCATGGTTTGTGGGTAGCAAAAGTCCCAATGTCAGAACCAGACCCAAATGATCCAGATGCGCCACAGTCAACGAAGAACCTGATTTTAATGAGTGGTGTCCTCAAGAAAAGAAAAGATAGCGGCAACAAAGAGATTTGGACAGACACAGAAATGCCAAAGCCGTCAGACGATGACCCAAGTCCAGTAAGATCAAATCAACGCTTGACAGAGTTGTTCTCAGACTAACATGGCAGGATACGATAAGGTCATAGAGCGCACGCCGCAAACATACACACGCCGCCAGGGTGATTGGGTTGCTGAAGGTGCAAACAATACCATACTTGTTTTAGGCACTGACAGAGCAAGGGCAGGAGGGCCTGCAACTGGGTATGATGGTCTAGGAACCATTCCTGGAGCAGGTTCAATCTCTATTATTGCAGGTCGGCACGATCCAAAGGGCCATCCTGATTTTCATAGTGATGATGCGTTTGTGTATTTGTCGATGAAGACAAATGTCGACGCAAACCTAGCATACGGCAGCGAAGGAACTCTTGGTAGATCAACAGCGAAGGCTGCTGCAAAAGCAGTTGTGTTGAAATCAGATAACGTCAGAGCAGTGTTTAGAGACAATGGTGACGTTAGAGTTGCGACAGAAGACGGTAAGACTTTTGTTGTTGTGTCAAAGGATTACATCGATGGTCACGTCGGAAAAGATTTGTGGATTGATGTCGGTGGTATTGGTCTCGAAGTCCACAGTAGCGACAAGGTAAAGTTGGGACCACTTGCTGACGCTCTTTCTGGTCTTGCTGACAAGTTAACAGAGGCATTTATGCAAGCAACAACTGTTAGCATGGCTGGAAATCTTGGTGCACCTGTTCCATTTGCTGGCAGTGATCTGCAAGTAAAAGTGAATGAAGCACTGTCAGCGTGGAAATCGCAGTGGATTGAAGGCGGATACATAAAGAGATGAGCGACCCAATCACCAGCATCTTCAACTGCCAAATGGTTGAAATGGGAGCACCAGCGAAACTAACGATAGAGTTTCCTGGATTTGACGCACCGGGACTAAAGAACCTAGCAAGAGCAGTTATAGCATCTGTCATCGAAACGCTATCTGGGATTATAGGATTTATCAATCAATACGCGAATAACCCAAGCAAACTACCAAAGATAGTGGCAGATCTCGTGAACCTACCAGAAGGCATCATAAAAATAGCAGTTGACACGTTCATCTCAAAACTTCAGTTGCCAGATCTTGCTGCGATGGTCAAGCAAAGTATCTCATCAGTAATGTCAGCAGCAAGTGATGCAATAAACTCAGTCGTTATACCAACAGTTGATTTGACGAAAGTTTTTGTTGATGCAATGACATCAATGCTTGTTGGTTCAAATCCTCTTGATGCTCTTAAAACTGCTCTTTCTCCTATTGGAGCAGCAGTTTCTAGCGCTATTGGGAATGTAAAAAATGCTGTGTCTTGGGTTTCAAGTTGGATTGAAACATTCGCCAAGTTATTGCTTTCATTTCTTGCTGTCCCTCTTTTTATTTTGAAAGCAGCAATCGACTTTATAACAACAAAGTTCGCAGAGTTGGCAGGCGGTCTAACTTCAATGACAGACGCCATCATAACAACACTTCAAGATACAATCGTATCATTCCTGTCGTCGATGGGATTGTTGCCGCCAGGAACAAAGATGCCTCCTGTCTTGCAACTTTTCCTGTGCATCATAAAGCAGGTCACAGAAATACTAAAAGGATTGCCAGGCAATCTTGTCGAGTTATCTGTCGTGGTCGCATAGCAGGTTGATAGAAAGTAGTTCGGCAGCCTATTTACCTTGAATGCCGAACCCTATTGGATTGACAATGCCATTCGCTAGAACCACCAGTTCGCTGGGGTATCTGGCTTTTTCTGTCACTGACCTACAAGCAACAACGCACAACCTCAAGGCACTTGTGCTTACAAACTGGGGCGAGAGACCAAATCACTTTTACATGGGTTGCAATCTTATCGAGTTCATCTTTCAACCGGTCACTCAGGAAACCATCGATAAGGTAACAGCCAGAATAATGTCGCAGGTAGATAACTGGCTTCCATACGTGCAAATCAATGACGTGACAGTGACGTTTGCAGAGCAAGACGGTCATGGTATGAAGATCCGTATTGATTTTGGTCTAAAGAGCAAGCAGGACTTGAATACAATCCTTGAAGTTGTATTAGAACCGCAGTAAGGAGCAAGCAATGGCTAACTTGAAAGACACGACGGTTCGATACGTCAATAAGGACTTCGAGGGTTTCAAGCGCGATTTGATGCGCTACGCTCAAGCACACTTCAGTGGTTCTTATCAGGATTACAACGAAAGTTCACCAGGCATGATGGTCCTTGAACTTCAGGCCTACGTTGGTGACGTTCTTGCGTACTACATGGACCAGCAGTTCCTAGAAATAAAGGCTGAGACTGCTCGTCAGTTGGAGAACATTGAAGCATTCGCAAAGATGCGTGGCTACAAGCCAAAGGGACCAAGAGCAGCACGAGTTCCAGTTAAGTGGATTTGTGAAGTTCCTGCTTCTGGAACTGGCAATCGTCTTGGACCTGACTTCTCTGTCGCTCCAACGTTTAACGCAGGTAGCCAGGCAGTTGGTCCAAATGGTGTTACGTTTGAGTTGCTTGAAGATTTAAACATGGCTGTCACGATGAGCAGCGACGGCAAGAACAACGTCGAGTGGAAGGGAGTTCCAGGGAGTGAGAATACTTCTGGAGAATACACGAGATTTGCTCTTCGTAGACAAGGTGACATGGTAGCAGGAACAACAGTTTCTGTCACGGCAACGATACCTGAGTTTAAACCGTTCCTTCGTTATCAACTTGCCAATGCAGACGTACAAGAGGTTCTTGACGTTTATGACGACGCAGGCAACCAGTGGTATGAAGTTGATTATCTTGCTCAAAACGTTGTGTTTGATCAGGTTGTTAATACGGGAAGCGACAGTCAGACTATTCCATACGTTCTTCGTTATCGTGCTGCTCCATGTCGTTTTGTTGTTGAACGCAGCATTTACAACAACACAACGTATCTTCAGTTTGGAAATGGCGAAGGTGTAAAGAATGACGATGATCTCATTCCAAATGTCGCAAACCTTGCTCTTCCAATAACAGGAAGGAAGACGTTTACCAACTTTGCTATCGACCCCCAAAACTTCTTGAAAACTCGCGGCCTAGGAATGTCACCGCCAGCAGGTTCGCGCCTGACAATCAGATACAGAGTTGGTGGCGGAGCACAGACAAACGTCGATAGTTACACAATCAACAAGCCAGGCTCTGTAGATCTATTTACAATGGCTACAGGCGCAACTGCAAATGACATTCGCAATAGTATAGAGGTAATAAACTTGGTCCCATCAGAAGGCGGCGGACCAGCAGAAACAGTGTCAGAGATAAAGACTAACGCAGAAAGTTTCTTTGCCTCGCAAATACGCGCAGTGACCAGAGAAGATTTCCTAGCACAGGTCATGACAATGCCAGCAAGATTTGGTCGTCCAACAAAGGCATACATCAAGAATGCAGATTACAATAGATACGCTGTTGATCTTCACGTACTGTCTGAAGACACAAACGGAAATTTAATCGCCCCTTCATTTATCCTAAGAGAAAACATCAAGACTTATCTTGGCAAGTTGAGAATGATGACTGAAGGCATCAACATCTTGGCAGCAGATGTAATCAACATTGGTGTAAAGTTTGGCGTCGTAATTTCAACTAGGTTTAACCGCGCAGAGGTTCTAACAAAATGCTTGCTTGCAATGAAGGACTATTTAGATACAGCAAATGCGCAGATTGGTCAGCCACTCGTTTTGTCTGACATGAGAGCAAAGTTGCAAAACATCGACGGCGTCATCTCAGTTTACAGGTTCGAGATAACTTCTCTCAAGGGTGGTAAATACGCAACGACTAGTTTCGATGTAGAGGCAAACACGGCGAACGGCATTGTCTATTGCCCGCCAAATGCGATCTTCGAAGTGAAGTTCCCAGACAACGACATTTCCGGAGAAAGCAAGTAATGTCATTCAAACGCTACTATCCAACGAAGGATACTTTCATCGCAAACTTTGATCCTCCGTCAGTTGGGTCAAAGGACATCTCTAACAGCAACATGGGTGCGTCAGAGATACTAAATCTATACAAGACAGTCGATAAGTCAGCAACAGCAAGTATCCTTCTTGACTTTAACCCAATCGGTCTTCCAAACGTAGTTCCTCATCAAATGGTCTTGAAGTTATTTGATGCTCAGCATTCTGAGACAATACCAACAGATTGCAATGTCGTAGTTAGTTTTATAGAACAGGCATGGACAGAAGGAGCAGGTCACGATCTCGATTACTACACAGATACCGGATACGCTAACTGGAACTCTGCTACACTTTCTACGACATGGCTACCAACCACAGGAACTTCAAGTGCTAGTTTCTATTTAAGCACTGGACACGAAGATTTAGAAATAGACATCACGACATTGGCGACTGAGTCATTTGGTTTCAAGTTGTCCATCGCTGAAACTGGCTCTGACTACTACATCAAGAAGTTCCACAGCCGCCACACTCACTTCCCAACGAAGAAGCCGTTCATCGAAGTTAGAGCAGAAGATTTTGTAGGCGCGCTGACAACCAGCAGTTTCTTGATGGGGACCACTGGAACATTTAGTGGAACGGTCATACCACCATGGGCAAATGCTCTCAGCGCTTCTATGTCAGCAGTGCTTGTTCATGTAACCAATTCAATTGTAGACCCGCCAGGTGAACTTGTCGCCCATCTTGATGTAAGTCCTGTTTACTTTAGCGAAGAAGTTGTAGATTTGCACCTTACAGTCCGCAGTAAGGACTACAACCCGGCCACAGTAGCCACGGCCTCCGCAGACGCACCCGGGACTGTCCTTATGGATGCATACTATAGGGTGGTAAATGAACGCACTGGGGAGGTTGTGGTCCCTTATGGCACGGGCACAGTAAAGTACACGAAACTCTCGTGGGATGATTATGGAAACTACTTCAGGATCTACATGAATAGTCTTCCAACAGGAACACTGATGAGATTTGATTTTATCTACAACATCAATGGAACGACATCAAGTCTTCCTGGCAATGATTTCACATTTAGGATCATCTAATGGCCAATGACAGGCTTTACGCTCTATTTGACGAGCAAAATAAGGTTGCAAAAGACCTCATAGCATCTGCTCCAAAAACTATAAGCGATGTCGTATCTTCTGGTGCGGCAAGCATTTCTGGCGTCAATGCGCAGATAGACATGTCGCAACGCGTAATGCCAAGTGTAGATTACTCTGATTTCAAAAACTTTGTTTTCTTCAACTCTGCTCTTGACTATTTCAACATTTCTGGTGACCGTCTCATTCATGAGTGGCCGTATGACGGAACATACTCAGATCAGTTGATGTTTCTCAGCGCATCAGACCCGTATCAAACTCATCTTGCAAATACTTGGCCTAAATGGCATGGTTATGGCGACTTTAGTGGAACTAACACTTACGTGACTGCAAGCGACACGGGACTTAACGCTGGTAATTCTGCATGTGGATTGCTCAATCTTACGAATGAAGCCTCAGGAACAATAACAATAGAGGGGCACATACGAGTAGATCAGATGCCTTCGGCAGGAACGGCACAGGTTATTGTTCAGCGCTTTAGTGGATCATCTGAAACATTCACTTTATACATTGATAGCACTTCATTACGTTTTAGAGTAAACGGATCAACACTCGCGTATAGTATGGCTGTCCCTGTCACAACAGGATCTCGCTGGTTTGCCGTTTCTTGTAAAAGAGATGTCACCAATACTGATGTGACAATGTCATTTTACACGACTGACCCAACAAGTGATGTTACAAATGCATTCCAAGATGGTCCATACCGCATAAACACATTTGCGTCGCATTCTGTTGTAGATGAACCACAAAATGTAAGCGGGAAAATAACAGTCGGCTCAGGGTTTGCTACAATACCTGGTGTAGCATTCGTTCAACCGACTTTCAAGTTATCTGAACTACGAGTTTGGAACACAGTTCGCACAGATCATGAGTTATTTGCAAACTACAACCTACGCGTTTTCTCTGATCCTGCTCTTGTTTTGTATTGGCGTTTTTGCGAAGGATACACTAGAAATAATAGCGTCGTGAAAGATTATTCTGGAAACGGAATGCACGGAAAGATTATTGGTTCTACCTCTGCATTTTGGATTAGTTCGTCTCTCGAAAGCGACCAGCCAAATTACTTCGGGATGAGCCCGCAAGACACAGGCGAATACATCCTGCCTCCAAATCCACAGGACGACAACACACTGTGGGCATTCATAACAGCAACACAAGCGTCTGCGTCGTTGTATGATCGTGACAATGCAAACATCATCACTAATCTTGTCCCATACCAATTCTTGTATCTTGAAGAAGAGCGCAACACTGAAGTTCTAAAGAACTTGCTCTATCTGTTGGGAAGACAGTTTGACGAACTCAAGGTCAAGATAGACCAGTTCTCGAAACTGTTAACGGTGAATTACACCGACTTCAACCAAACGCCAGAAGTCCTGCTAGCAGACGCTCTAAAGTTTTGGGGCTGGGACACTAAGGGCAACTTCCTAAACAAGGAAGCGTTCCAAAACTTCTTTGGCTACAACTCTTTGACGGCTGCGCCGTCACCGACAGCGTCATTGTCTTCTACATACCTTCCGCCAGCAGCGTTAAATAACCAGGCGTCGTATGACAACCAACGGCTTGATACTGTTTTGGCTGACATCAAGACAGAGTTTTGGAAGCGCACTCTAAACAACCTTATCTACATCTACAAGACAAAGGGAACAAAGGAAAGCGTCGAAGCATTGCTTCGTGTTTACGGACTTGACGACAGGCTTGTTAAGGTCAAAGAGTTCGGGCTCAAGCAAAATGTAAGCATCCAAACAAATCGTATAGCATCAGAAAAGAGTTTCTGGGCTGCAAGGTTGTC